GCTAAGATTTTCAATACGATTCCATATAATATGGTGCGTATGTTTCTTTAGATCTCTGTATAATTTCTGTTCCGGTCCCACTATTTTTTAGAGGTAACGTTGCCATTCGTATCGCCTGCTTTTTTTCTCTTCAAAGCAGCCAACATGGCAATCAAAGGAGCGACTTCAGCGTACGGTTTTTTAGCAAGATACGCTAGAATATCTCTTCTTTGCTCTTCTGTTATTTCAAACATTTTTCCTCCTTAATAATCTTTCATCATGCCTGGTGGCAGTATGAGTCTTTTTTCATTTTGGGTCTTCATCACTAATCTTAGTCCACTTCCTTTTTTACTAAAAACATTATTTTCATGAACTTCAATTCGTCTTATCTCTTCAAGATACCCATCCTTAGCAACATAGATCTTAGCATCACTAATAGCATTTCCTTTACCTTTTAATTTATCTGTAAAGTCTCCCAGCATCTGCTGTAAATCCAACACTCTCATATTGCTCCTTTGTCTCTAAGAGACTGCACATACTTTGATTGATTTTCAATCTGCTTAGCTAATTTCTTATTATCTTCCTCGACTTCAGTGAGCCTAACTTGCAACTTACCCATTTGTTTTTGATGAGCTTCATCTATCGCTAAAGCTTCGGCCAAAGAAGTATTTAATTCCTCTACTCTTTCTATCCTATTACCTATTGAAATTCTTAAATCCTTATTTTCCTTTTCCAATTCTCTATAGGCAATTTCATCCATAGTGTCCAACGGACGACGCGCAGCTTCTGCTTTCTCTAAACGACCAATTAAATCAGCTATTCGTTGCTCTAAATCTAAAGGCCCACGTATATTATTTTCTTTCATGTTACCTTGAAATATACACTAAAATCATTTATAACGCAAGCATGGGAGTACCAAAAAGATTAACTGAAATGCAAATGCGATTCGCTGAGATTATAGTCTTTGGCGGACCTGAAGGCCCTTGTACAGGCAAAGAGGCTGCAACCATCGCTGGATATAGCGCCAACCGGGCTACACAGGAAGCTTCAGAACTACAAAATCCAAGGCTGTCGCCGCTGGTTGTACAGTATATAGGAAAACTAAGGGAAGAACGACTAAAGAAATATGAAGTCACCTACGAAGGGCACGTTGCCGAGCTTGCTCGCATAAAGAATGCCGCTTTAAAGAAGGGTAGCTTCTCATCTGCAGTAAATGCAGAAACCAATAGAGGCAAGGCAGCAGGATTATACATAGAACGAAAAATAATAAAGCATGGGAAATTAGAAGATATGTCAGAAATAGAACTAGAAGCGAAAATGAAACAAATTTTAGACGACTACGCGCCAATCTTGAATGTAACACCTACAGTAAAAAAATTAAAAAACAACAAAGGAAAAAAAACAAAGACACCGTCAAAATCAAAGGAAAATTCCAAGGACTAGGCATTGGGTTTAAAGAACTCCTTCTCGCCAATAATTTTATTTTTCTCAAGCATATCAAAATAAGGAGATTTCAAGTCTTCGAACGCTTCATCCCAAGTTCCCCGTGTTGCAGCTTTTGAATATTCTGTTGATCTTCCTTCGAAGAAGTTCATGTGCTCCACGGCATTTAATATAGCATCCAACCATCCCAAAGGATTCTTGACTACTTTATAGACAGCTTTCAAACCTAACTGCACCAACCTTCTATTAGCAATCCATCTAATATACAGCTTAACATCTTCTTTAGTTAAATTTTCTAAAGGCCCCTGTTCAAAAGCCAAATCAATCATAGCGTCTTCCTGTCCCACAGCAGTACTACACGCCGTATAAATTTCTTCTCTTAATCTTTCAGTCCATACCTCTGGGTTTTCATCTATTAATTCTCTAAACAATCTTATCATTGAGTTGCAATGAAGAGTCTCGTCCCTTACGGACCAATTAATTATCTGGCCCATACCCTTCATTTTATTATGCCTTGGAAAATTCAATAATATAGCAAAACTTGCAAACAACTGTACACCTTCAGTAAAGGCACTACAGACAGCAACAGTCTTAGCAACATCATGAAGCGTATCTGATTTACATCCCTGCAGGTAATCATATTTATCTCGCATAGCTTTAATTTTTAAAAACTCTGCATATTCAGTTTCAGGGAGTCCAATTGTATCCAGTAAATGAGCATACGCTGCCATATGTACTGTTTCCATTGCTGAAAACACAGACAACATCATCTTAACTTCTGTCGGTTTAAACACATGCATGCAGTGGCCCATGTAATAATTATTAACTTCGACATCGGCCTGCGTGAAAAACCTAAAAATCTGTGTGAGTAAATTCTTTTCTGCAGGAGTTATTTTAGATACCCAGTCCTTTACATCCTCGGACATAGGGACTTCCTCAGGTAGCCAGTGAATACGTTGCTGTGTCAGCCACGCATCATAGCACCAGGGATACCGGAATGGTTTGTAGATTGGATTACCCGTAAGCAATCCTGATTTTTTCTCCCTTAGCATTTCAACCTACTTCTTCTTCTTTTTATTTTTCTTGTTTTTCTTTTTGCCTTTTTTCTTTTTCTTCTTAACCATATTTCCTCCTATCTTAGTTTAACTTAGTTATCTTCTTAATGCAAGCAACAGGGATCATGGTTCTATCACCAAAAGTAATTTCCTTCGTAGTTTCATCTTTATCATAAGAAGCAAATAGCTTAATATGTTTTTTGTCTTTGAAATAGATCCAACCTTCATTAACTGGAGTAGCTAATGTCATTCTATTAAATTCTTTATCGGTAGCCCAACCAGAATCAGACACAATATCTATCCACTCAATCCTGCACTTTGAATACGGGATATCGTTTGGCTGCGTAGCGTTTACGACTAGTCTTTTTCTTCGAGGTTTTCTCCTCTTCGGTGTTCTTGCCATAGTAATAGTCCGGATTATGCTTCTTATTAAACTCCTTCATGAAATCAGAAGGGCCTGTCCATCCTGCTTTTCTGCTTATCATATTAATTAATTTTTTCCTACCCCTGTATATAGAGATGTGGGAGATTTTTATACTTTTTAAAACTTGGGATACGCGCGCGCGTAGGCCTTTCTTGTCTTATACATTAAATAATGTATGTTTTGACTAAAAGTGTAGTAAAAATGTAGACACTTTGATCAATAAAATCAATACTAATTTGCATTTTCTACACTTTTACACTTTTTTTCATCTTTTTTTTTCTTTTCTTTTTTTTTTAAATCTCCCACATCTCTATATACAGATTGTGTGTCTAATTTCTGCCACATTTCTGCCTTATTTTCGCCACATATCGAGCCAACTGGTCTTAAACACGTCTTTAAAGAAATCGTCCCAGAACTTCTGAGTCTTTTCTTGATACTCTTTAGCTTTAGTGGGCTGTTCTTCTATAAACCTTTCCAATTGAGCTTTCCACTCTGCGTAAGTTGGAATTTCTAAATCAAATTTAAACATATAACCTCCTTTCAATGTAAATAATTATTTTTACTGTATTTCTTGAACACCAGTCTCCACAGCCATGACCTTGTAATGGATACTGCGGTAAATATTAGCGCAATGCCTATTGTATCAAGAATCGTGGGATGGAGCCCAAAGAGCGGGAAAATTGTCAACTGTATGATGATTGCTAAAATAAATCCTGATCCCACATCTATAAAACTTTCTATAAGACTTCTCATTTTAATTTTTCAACCATATCAAATACCGAAGACAAACAAGTAGGACAAAAAGCGACGGGTATTATACCAAATTCGCCCCGGGTCCCTCCCTCTTCATCCAAATCAAATTCACATTCGCAAGTAGAGCAAGTTGGATTCTCGGGCGTTTTTTTATTTTTTGCCCAATGTTTGTGAGCATCCATTTCCTCTTCAGCTAAACTTTTAATTTTATTCATTTCTTTTTCAGGAAATCTCCAAACCGGCCTTTGTATCCCCGTGATCCGTGGTGCGTGGTCCATGAATCGAGGTTCGCGTAGATCTTGAATCCTGCGCCACGGGCCAGGGAACAGAAGGACAGGTCCTCGCCCTTCCACTCGCCCGTCTCGAGGCTAAACGTCGTATCCCAGAAATTGTACATATATCTGTCTATTGCATCCTCCATCGCCCCTATTTCCTCGTTCATTTTCTTCCTCGTGGGCTTATCAAAGTTGATCTTCAGTTCCGGGTGTTTGTCCATCAACCTCTCGAACACGATTCTGTGAATAAGCATCAGTCCCGCAGGACCTTCCTCTATTTCCACCATATCCCAGGGTAGAATCTTAATCTTATTCGGATTCTTGAACTTAACTGCATACTTCATCTTATCCTCTTTTACTCTATACGGCGTGCATATAATAAATTCCTTTGGCACCAGCATACGTAAGGCAGCTTCAGGTTCAAATTCAACATCGGCATCAACAAATAGCATGTAGTCGAATCCTGAATCCATGAATCCACAGGTCAATAGATTCCTCACGTGAGTCACCAGAGAAGATCGGACTGATTTAAACTTGGCCTCAATACCATTTCTTCCTAACGTTGAGAAAGTATCAATCAAAGATACCGTTGTCTCGACCCTTACAGAGTCGTAGCATGGCATGGCAATATATACTTTAGGTTTTTTCATAAATTACACCCGCTGCAGTGAAATGTTACATGTAAGGGGTTAGGAAGCACACTGCAGCAGGAAGCGCTAACCAAAACGCCCTCAGGAAATCGCCCCGCCCCAACTCTAAACACGGTTTTTTTCAAATTCATTTAACAATTCTTTTTCATCTATGGTTGGTTCCCGCATAATCTCGTGATATTCGTCCAACCTCTTTAAAAACTTGTGTTTCCATTTTCTTAATTCGGCATCCTGAAACTTGAATTCCTGGTAATATCTATCAGGCGTACAGACCATAATAATACCCTGCCTGATGTGACTTTTATAGACGTAGTCGTGGGCCATGGCATACGCTGCAATCTGCATGTAATAATCTTCAATCCATTCCCTT